ACGATGGTCTGGACACTATTCAACCCGATACACGAACCTACACAACGGGAATGTATCTCGGACGAACACGGAAGTTCATTTCACTTGAAGATAAATATGAGTACAAGCGCAAGCCGTAGAAATCAAGCGAAGCTAAAGAAGTATGTACACGCTCAACGAAATACTAACCCTAATCGAGAACCAAGCCGCATCTCATCTGCAAGTGAAGCAGTACGGTCAGGGGGACGTTTGGGAGATAAACCCGAAGGAACTTGATTACCTTGTTCTGTGGGCAATTGAGGAGAGCGTTGTATTAAGCGAAAGAACATTGACCTACAACATCCGACTGTTGGCAATGGATAGGGTTCTTCCGGGCGAAGAAAACGAGCAAGAAGTAATGAGCGACACCATCCAAGTTCTTTTGGACTTTGTGGCTTATTTCCGACAGTTGCACACGACTGATTTAAGCATACAACCGAGCGTTACGCTTGAACCATTTACTGAACGATTTGATGACAAGGTAAGCGGACACGCTTGCGTTCTATCGATTACACAACCATACGACTATAACAAGTGCCAAATACCAATTTAAAAAATGACTGATTCACAAAAATTACTAGGCGGACGAGGGTGTAAAGTTCTCGGAGCTGCCGCTCACACATCACTAACGGGCTACGCATTTGTTGCTCAAGAAGATACTGTTGTAACCGTTTTTACAGTAGGCTCAACTGACTCACTAGCGGCTTACGGGCTAAGCACTCCGCTAAAGGCTGGGGCTTACATCGTTGTTCCAAGTGGCGAAGCAATAACTGCTATCACTTTGACAAGTGGTAGCGTTATAATTTATAACCAATGATAGGCGTGGGATGTGGAAGCCCGAGAGGCGGAGGCTCGGGCGGTGGTGTCGGCACTTTAACAATTGGTGTTTTCTCAGATGCTGGACATACCATTCCAGTTTCAAGCGGAGTTTACGGAGATACATTTTACTTACAAGTAACAGGAACAGGATTAACGGACGCTACTTGGTACGTAAACGGTTGTGAGATTGGAGCAGGATTAACCATTGCCTACGATGCTGAATGGTTGGGAGATGTTGAAATTGAAGTAGTTGCAACGAACGGTAGTTCTGAAGCAACAGATTCAGATACTATTACCATTTCAGAAATTCTACCAGACACCCTTATACAGATCAATGAATCAAGCACCTACACATTAAACGGTGCTGATGTTTCTGCGGCTGAAAACTTAGGCACAGGGGTCGATGCTGTTCAAGCAACCGTATCGCGACAACCACTTTACGTAGCTTCAGGAATTAACAGTTTACCAAGCGTTGACTATTCTAATGGAAGTGCCGACCATCTATTCGCAGCAGGTGCTATCAATGCTGACTGCACCATTACAATGGTGGTCGAGCCGAGTTCAACAAATCAAGGTTCGTTATTTTGGATTGCAAGCACCTACAATAATGGGGGCACGTTCTTCATAGGGCTTTCTATTCAGTCGGGTAATTTTGTTGTGTGGGATAGGTTTATAGGTGGTGGCACAACACCATTCTCTATAACAATCGGCCAGAAGTTAATCGTTCAACTGCGACAGGCTATAACTAAGTTGGATTTTATTGTGAATGGCACTTACTATCGTAGCATAAATTCGTTAGATGGTGGAGATAGAAGCACAGGAATGTTCATAGGTGGCGGCTTCCACGGAAATTTTGAAGGCGAGGTCGGACATACCGAGTTGGTCAATAGAGCAATAACTGACCAAGAACTAAAGGCAAAAGAACTAAACTTGAAAGCAAAATGGGGGCTGACTTATTAATTTTTCAAAGCGCAGAAGATGCAACCAATGCAATCGCTCAGATTGATTCTAACATGGGGCTTCCGAATGATAGTGGCACTACATGGGATATTTCCGAGGTGCGTCAATTCGAAGATGGTGAGTTTTATTCTATTATAAAACCATCATCAGAACATCTTGAAGGGGTGGCATTCAACAGAGAAGCAACCGCCACGGATGTTATCATTCCCCAAGTTAGCAACTCGGTAGAGTACAGGCAGGCATTGATAGAACAGTTGATTTCGGCAGCAGCAGCCTCCGACATTTCGATAGAATTTGACAGGTACTACTTCAATAACAGGCTGACCATTACCCAATGGATAATTGATGGGGGCAATGGTTTGACAGAACTAGCAACCAATGCTTCTGAAGATTGGTGGGATGAAAGGGCAACACCTAGCAGCCCTAGTCCAAGAGAATATGCAATGAAGTTGCTTAGTGTGTTCTCTTATAGCCCTTCGAAGAACGGCTGACTTGGAGTTATTAGAATATGGAATAGTTACAAATATTGACGAACAAGTAAACTTAGTGTTATAATGGATGCAATTTTAGAAGCTTTAGCAAGCTATGGAATAGCCGGAATCTTCCTTGCTGTGTTGGTATATTATCTGAACAAGCTGACCGACATACACCGCGAAGAAAGGAAAGACTGGCAAGTGGCTAACGACAAGCACGTTGAAAAGTTCAGCGATGTAATAGCAGATAACACGAAAGCGTTGGTTGAGATGAGAGGCGAACTAAAGGAGAACCGTTGCAAGATGTAAAATGGTGCGCGATAGCACCGAAAGAATGTAATTGTAAAGATGGAAGAAACTGCGAAGAAAAAGAACCGAAGCGCGGCAAAGATAGCCGCAGAGGTAATAAAAGAGTTTGAAGGCTACTCGTCAAAGCCTTATCTATGCCCTGCTAACGTGCCGACCATAGGCTACGGAAATACAATGTACTCCAACGGAGAACGGGTTACAATGGACGACTCAGACATAACCAAGAAGGAAGCGGAGAAGATGCTACTGGACACGGTTAAGAGCGTTGAGAAACAAGTGAAGAACGTGGTGGAGGTCAAACTAAAAGCGCATCAGTTGGCTGCACTCATCTCTTTCACGTACAACGTAGGCATCGGAAACTTTGCTAACTCTACTCTGTTGGCGTGGATAAATTCAAACCCTGATTTTGCTCGGATTCCTGAGCAGTTCCGAAGATGGAATAAAGGCGGAGGTCGGGTGCTGAATGGGTTAGTAAGACGAAGAGAAGCAGAGGTTGCTTTATGGACTGGAGAGGTCAGCTAATATCCGTTTCGCTTGCGTTCATCTTGGGCGTAATTGTAGCTTGGCAAGGTTGCAATTCAGAACCGCAAACCATAACCATTGAAAAGCCTGTTCCAAAAATCGAGTACGTTGACCGTTGGAAGGTAGACACGGTTAGATTCGTTAGTAAACAACTCGTTACTCGTTACGATACAATCTACTCAGAAAAGGTAGTTACTCGTTTAGATACATTGTTATTGATAGACACAGTTAGCATAGTTCAAACATGGCTGACTGAGGTAGCTAATTACGACACGACTATCAGCGATATTCGGGTGAAGTGGTCGAATTATCAGAACAGAACGGAAAACCTGAGCATCCAATATAAAAGAAAAGAGCAGAAATTCAGCATCGGGGTTCATGGATTGGTCGGAGTTCAAACTGATTTCATGCAAAGCACAAAGCCGATATTCGGGGTTGGTTTGCATGGGTCAATAAAAAAGACCTATCTTAGCGCGCAATATGGCTATAACGGTCAGCACTATATAGGTGTTGGCGTTGGTCGAAATCTAATAAGTAGATGAACTACTATTACTGCCAAGATGCTGAAGTTCGCGCACAGATAGATGAACTACTCCAGCAGAACGCAACAATCCAATCGAACTTAGGAACTGACTCAAGCACCGAAGAACGGGCGGAGGCTAAACGGAAATGGATGGAACTGGCAAAGAAGATTAACGAAATCGACCCGAAGTTCTACCGGGAACGAATAATGGCACAGCACAGATGAAATTGCTCAACTTTCAAATGCCGCCCGACGGTTTCAAGAGACTATTCTACGACATCGAAACCAGTCCGAACATTGGGTTCTTTTGGTCATCAAGTTATAAGGCTAACATACCACACGACAACATAATTAAGGAAAGGGCAGTTATCTGCATCTGTTGGAAGTGGGAGGGTCAGGGTGAAGTTCATAGCGTTGAATGGGATGAGGGTTGCGATAAGGCAGCCCTTAAACGCTTTATGGAGGTGGCAATGATAGCCGATGAACTCGTAGCGCATAACGGTGATAACTTCGATGAAAAGTGGATTCGTACAAGGTGCTTGATTCACGGCATTGAGATGCCGCCAAAGCTGAACAGCTACGACACCTTGAAGAAGGCACGAACGCATTTCAGATTCAATTCAAATCGATTGGACTATTTAGGAAACCTATTCTTCGGAGAAGGTAAGAACCCGATGGGGTTCGGAGATTGGAAAGCTATTTGCCTTGATAACTGCTCGGAGGCAATGGACAAGATGGTAACCTATTGCAAACAGGACGTTAGACTTTTGGAGGACGTATTCCACAAATTACAGCCATACGTTAACCATAACACACACGTAGGAGCAGCTACTGGCGGAGGTCGTTTCTCATGCCCTAACTGCGGTTCTGAGAATGTAACACACCAGCGCAAGCGTTACACTATGACGGGCGTTCTTCGGCATACTTTGAAGTGCCACGAGCAATACTGCGGAAAGCATTTCACCATATCCAACAAAGTTTGGGAGGATAAGCTGAAGGACGACTGGGCGAAAAAACAAACCGCATGATAGTCTTTCTTTTAACGTCTATTCTGTTTCTAATTCTATTGCTGGTCGGTCTGCTGGTGTACATTCTTTACGCGGTCCGGGCAATCATCGACACTCAAGAGGTAATCTTCGATGCCGCAGTCAACGCGGAGGAAATGTACAACGAAATTCAGATGAATCAAGAGGCTATAATGAACGCTTACTCAAGACAGAACTAAAAAAATTTGCTCCATTGTTTTGGATATTCAAAAGTAATTTAGATATTTGGGGAAACATTTAGAACTATGAACCACTTAGAATTTCAAAACAGAGTATTACTCGACAAGACAATACCAGCGTTCGTTCGCTTGGTAGCAAGTAAAGCACTTACCGACCTACGTCTTGCGGAGTATGGCGCTGGAACAATTCACGTTGAAAACTTCGTCTTTTGGCAACTGGTCAAATGGTCAGGCGCAGAACCAATCAAGTCAGGGCTTTACACCTTCATCAGAATATTTGACGAGAGGTCAAACGCAGTTGACATTCAAACTTTAAATTCGTAATTTCAATTATTAATTAATCATCAAAAAAACAGAACGATGAATCAAACACAGAAAGAGAGGCTTCAAAGTCTCGCAAAAGAAAACGGTCTAAACAAAGACCACTTTTTCAAAAGCCCACAAGGCTTTGTAATTATAACCCGACAAGGCATTGAGCGCATCCAAGCGCACAAGTGTATCCGAGTTAGCTATGAAGTTGTCAGCTTATCGGAAGACCTTAAACACGTAGTTATAAAAGCAACTGGCGAGATGTCTAACGGTAACGGCTTACCCGTCCAAATGGAAACCTTCGGAGAGTCAGCACCTGATAACACAAGACAAAAATATCCCGTTGCAATGGCTGAGAAGCGCGCACTATCAAGAGTGGTTCTAAAACTGTCAGGGCTTTACGAAGTAGGCGTTTTCGGAGAGGATGAATCTGACGATTTCAAAAGAGCGTAAGATGGAAGAGCAAGGAATATACGAAGCAATCAGCAACTCCGAGCAACGCTCAGAGGAATGGCACGCACAAAGGTTAGGGAAGTTTACCGCTTCCCGCTTTGGCGAACTGATGACCAACGGCAGAAAGAAGGACGAGGTACTTGGGCAGACTGCTCTAAGTTACATCTACGAGAAAGCCGCAGAGATACTAACGGGAGAACGCAAGGAAATCTTCGGAGCCGCATTAGACTGGGGCAACGAGTACGAGCCTATTTGTAAGGCGTATTACTCAGAGTTGAAAGGCGTAACCATTGAGGAAATGCCGTTCACTTTGATTAACGACTATTCCGGTGCCAGTCCTGACGGTATGGTTGATGGCGAGTTGATTGAAATCAAGTGCCCGTACAATACCAGCAACCACTTAAAGACTGCCTTTGAAGGTTACATAGACCCTAAGTATATGTGGCAGATGCAAGGGCAAATGCTGGCTACTGGCGCAAGTGTTTGTCGGTTCGTTTCTTTCGACCCACGTATCAAAGACGAACGCTTTAAACTCATCGAGATTAGAGTAGAAGCCAACCTTGAAATGCAAGAGCAACTCAGAGAAAGATTGGAGTTTGCAAATGATTATCTTAGTAACTTAATAAACCCAAAATAATGGAGAACACAGTAGTATTTATAGACGGTGTGAACGTCTTTACACCGAATGAGAAAGCACCTGACTTCGTGAAAGCGAGTCTTGTGATTAACCCGACTAAGCTAATTGCTTGGTTGAAGGAAAACGACCAGCACCTTACTGAAGGCAAAGAAGGTCTTGAGTTACGCACTCAGATAAAGGAAAGTAAGCAAGGGAAGCTATACGCTTCCGTTGATACCTTCAAGCCTAAACCACAAGCTGAAACCGTTGAAGCAACGGACGACCTTCCATTTTGAAGAAGAGCAGAAGTAAAATTGTAAAGGATTTGGATGCCGCCTTCAGTCGATTCATTCGGTTGAGGGCGGTTAACCTTGACGGCTTTGTTGAATGCTACACTTGCGGACGTTCTTACGAGTGGAAGAAAATCCAGTGCGGACACTTCATGAGTAGGTCAAGATATGCCACGAGATGGCACGAGGACAACTGCCGACCTCAATGCTACGGGTGTAACGTGATGCAGCAAGGTAGACAATACGACTTCGGGCTTAACTTGGACCGGGAACGCGAAGGGTTAGCAGACGAGATGCACCAGCTTAGTTTAACTACGGTTAAGTTTGCAACGTGGGAACTTGAAGAGATGCTGGATTACTATCGGCAGAAGGTCAAATCCTTAGAACCCTAAACTTCCTAAACTTCCTAAGTATATTTTTTTCCCTTAATGTTTTGGATATTCAAAATATTTGTATATTGCACCAATCAAACGGGGGTCGCGCATCCGTAACGCGAAGAAAAACAAGAACAATGATAGACGAATTTAGCTGGACTTACCGAGAGTGCTGCGGAAAGCGCATAAGGGAATGCGATGACTGCGACTGCAACTACTGCGAGGACTGCGGAGAAGCAACTATTAACGAAACCAAATGTCAAACCTGTTTAGATTATTACGATGCTGAGAGTTATCAAGATTGAAGAGGTAATAGCGGAGGCAAACGCCAAAGGCATTTCTGCTTACCGAATAGCCAAAGAAACGCGGCTATCAACGCAGACCGTTTACGCCTACTTTAATGGCGACCGGGTAAGCGTAAGAACTCAAGAAG